ACTTGGGAAGTGCCTGACGATATTTCAGATGACTACTTGGCACAGATGGAATCCGAGCAGCGTATCAAAGAAAAGAACATCTGGAGATGGAAGCAGATCGGTTCCAGACCTAACCACTTCTTTGATTGTGAATGTATGCAAACGACTGCTGCTACCATGCTGAAGATCGTGGGCCGAGAAGCCATTGATGCAATGGCAAGCGAGGAAGACGGCGATTCTCAAATAGTTAACTAAGAAGCACTTATTCCGTCTTAGTTAACGCTAATAGACTTGCTGGCTTGGCAGATAAGAGCGTTTATACACGCATAACAACAAACCATTTAGCACCAATGAGAAACGAATTTTCAAGAAACCCTTTTCCAACCGAATACAAGACCTACGAAAGAGCCATGGAAGTCTACGGCTTACGCCTGAAAACAATGGCTCCAAACGCCTACTTCAGATACTTCCCGGTAATTATCCATGGCCCAAACGACGGCTACATGGTAGTTGAACGCAGATGGGCAAAGCACTTCGAACACCCCATCATTAAAGGGTAGCGATTAAGGTTTTATTGTAATAAGTTCAGCAATGTCCTCTATTGAACCTATTTTTAACTGAACTGGTTCAAGTCTTTGAACAGGAGTTTCAGGTTGCATTACAAACCTCTGTTCCAATTGATAAATATATTTAAAATGCTTAACAAATGGCACAATAAATTGACGATTCCCTGGATCATCTGGATCTAAATAGTCAACAGTCGAAGTCACACAAAGCCATCTGTGGAACTGTTCGTTGAAATTGTTTAAAATTCGTTTCCAAAACTCATCAGGGTCATGAATAATAAGGCATGAATCAGCACCAAAATCAGAGTACATTCTTAAAGAATAACGTACAGTAAAGCATAGTAGATAATAATCGGTTGGATGATAAGCATTAATTCCACCTGGAACCGATCTGGTGAAAAGACTGATATTTCTATAACTTTCTAAATCTTTATGAGGATATATAGAAAAGCTTAATTCATCATCTTGGATTGCAGTTCTAAAATTAGGCGAACGATAAGACAATGCATTACTTAGCCTAAACTCTCCATTCCTTAAGGATTTTTCTAACCAAGCACGCGAACTAAACTTGTATAATTTCTGTGGGTGAGTTCTTGAATTATAAATGCCTGAATTTACCTCAAAAAATGAGAGTTTAGGTAAAACAAGATCTGAAGGCATTCCATCTGGATACTGCATACCACGAAGAGATAATTCTTCCAGAGTATGAGTAAATCTTTCCAATATCCATTTTTGATAAGGAAAAGACATCGCATATTTACCATCTTCATCTATGTCCATCATCACTTCAATAAGGAACCTCAGCCGATCTGTTATATGATCAAGAGTCTTATTTTCTAAATACCTTTTATTCCTGTAATTCATTCTCCACATCTCATGCCTCTTAACCTTCATGTTTGAAAACATAAAATCAATTACAAACTGGTCAATTCATTAGTAATTGAGAAGTTGACAGCACATCGCTTGGCATGATCGATTGTGCTGACATTTCTGTTTTCTGTGCCCACACCGAGTTGGTTGCGATTGACCAGCTCGTGGAGAATCCCCGTAATCCGAACAAGCACCCTGAATCCCAGATTGAGCTACTGGCTAAGATCATCAAGTCTCAGGGATTTCGTAATCCCATTGTGGTTTCCAAACGTAGCGGATTTGTTACCAAGGGGCATGGGCGACTTGCAGCCGCGCGGTTGCTCCAGATGCAACGAGTTCCGGTAGACTTTCAGGATTACGAAAGCGAAGCGGCTGAATGGGCCGACATGATTGCGGACAACCGTATTGCCGAGCTTGCCGAAACCAGCCAGGAGGAACTCAAGCAACTGCTCAGTGAACTCGATGGTCAGATTGACTTGGAACTTACAGGTTTTGATGAGGATGCCCTCGACGACATTCTTGATCGCTTGGAGGTAAACGAAGATCCCACTGAAGACATCCCGGAACCTCCTGAAGAACCCATCACCAAACCGGGTGACCTCTTTGAACTAGGTGAACATCGTTTGCTTTGCGGAGATAGTACCAAGGCGGAAGATGTCATTCGTCTGATGCAGGGAGAGCGTGCAATCTTGTTTGCGACCGATCCTCCCTATCTCGTCGGTTACGACGGCAACAATCATCCAGGGCAAACCAAAGGCCCCGAAGAGCAAAACTGGGACGAGCTCAATGCAGATGAAAACAAGGATCTTTACAACCGCTTCATTCAGGTGGCAGTGGAACATGCTATTGAACCCAACGCTGCCTGGTATTGCTGGCACGCCAGCCGCAGACAGGCCATGGTGGAAGAAGCCTGGGAAACCAACAACGCATTTGTGCATCAGCAGATCATTTGGAGTAAGCCCAGTCCTATTCTTACACGCTCCTGGTATCTGTGGTCACACGAGCCTTGTTTCTTCGGCTGGGTAAAAGGTCAAAAACCACCTAAAACCGACAAGGAATACCTACGCAGTGTATGGAATATCGACGGTCTCAGCAGTCAGGAGCGTCCCGATCATCCAACGCCTAAACCGCTGGAGTGTTTTGCGATCCCCATGCGACAACATACCAATCGAGGTGACATCTGCTACGAACCTTTCAGCGGTTCCGGTAGCCAATTTATCGCTGCAGAACAACTTGGACGAAAGGTCTACGGTCTGGAACTCTCCCCCGCCTACTGTGATGTAATCATAAAGCGATGGCTCGCCCTTGGCGAAAACCGCAGAGTTATTAGAAATGGAAAGGATCTGACGGAGAAATACTCTTAAAGTAGTTAGTCTTCTAATAATCCAATTCTTTGATAATCACTATTTGAAAGATCCTCTAAATTCCCAGCGTACATATGAAACCCCTGTTTTTGCCCAGAAACAAAAAACACCGTGTTTAAATCTGAACTAGGATTACTATCCATCGAACAGATTCCTGACCCCGCGATATCAAAAGGTTTTTCGCCATAAAATTCCGCAGCAAATATTCTCTTTTGGGGATTATCTTTACATTCATAATAGACCACATCAGGGAAACCATTATCACTCAAATTATCAAAATAACGAACGGCCTCTGGAGTAAGAACACTCCTATAAGTTCTGTATTGATCCGAAAAATGGTTAGGATCATGCTTTTCAGTTAACAATGTATTGTTATCTCTTGCCTCTAGAATTTTTGTTTTAAAATCATTATAAGAAATCGGTATATTATTATTCATGATAGACTACTCTATAGGTTTCACCGTTTCCGAAGTCGAGGAAATCCTCGCAGTGCAGAAGGCTGAGCTAAAGAAAACGCTCACGGCTTATGCTAATGATGGCTCCAGTTATTCCAAGAGGCGCATTGATGAAATCCACACCATCATTGGAGCTTGCCAAAAGGCATTGCAGAAACTGGATCCGCAGAAGTATCCCACGGCAGTTCGTATCAGCAGCTCCTTCGTTGACAGTAAGCTGGAGCTGTGAATCCGTTTACTCGAAAGTTTTGGTCCAAACAAAAGAAAGTCTCAGCTACCACCAGCTACGAATCGGCGAACTTCTCAAGGCGTAGAAGCAGCGTTCCAGGCAGCGCCCCAACCGATAGCAAAAAGGAGCTTACCAGCTATACTCGTAAGGAGTTGGTGCGCCGCTCCCGCTACCTGAACAAGAATTCTGGGTTTGCTCGTGAACTCGTGGCCGATATGGCCATCTACTCCACTGGCGACGGCATACAGCCGCAAGCTCTCACGGATGATCACGAATGGAACAAGGCTGCTGAAGCCTACTTCAAAAAATGGGCTGCCAGAGCGGAAATTACAGGGCGTTTCAGTTTCGAGGAATGCCAGCACCTTGTTTGCCGTGGTCTGGATGTAGACGGCGAATACTTTGTCATGAAGGTGCGCGACCGTTTTGATCGTCCACGGCTGCAACTAATCGAAGCCCATCGCATTGGTGATGTATCGGGCTCTACCGAAAGCGTAGATGGAATTGTGCTGGATGCCTACGGTGCCCCGAAGGCTTACCGCCTTATCTTGGATGACCAGAAAACCAGAGATGTGCCTGCAAACTCAATTATGCACGTCTTTGAGCCAGAGTCTTCAAGTGGTGTTCGCCAGGCTCCTACCTTGCAGCATTCCTTCAATCATATTCTGGATGAAATGGAGATGCTAGCCCTGGAAAAGCACGCGGTGAAGGACAACGCCGACATTGCCCGCGTGCTCAAACGCGAACAGCCAAGCGTAGAAGAAAGTTCTGACTTCACCATTCAGACCGGGCCAGATGAAAGCGATAAACAGAGCGATCCCAACGCCCTGCAACGAATTGTGGGAGGTAAGATCGTTTCCCTTAGCCCCGGGGAATCCATTGACAGCTTTCAGTCCAACCGCCCTAGCCCAGTTTTCACGGGTTTCCTAGAACACCTAAAGCGCGATTCTGCCGCAGGCGTGCTTCCTTATGAATTTGTGCTCGATGCCACCAAGATTGGCGGAGCCGGAGTTCGTTTGATCGTAGCCAAAGCGGATCGCCGTTTCAGTTATCGCCAAATGATCCTTATCCAACGCCTACTACGCCCCACCTGGGGATACGTGATCGGGGATGCCATTGACCGTGGTGAACTCCCTGCCGTAAAGAAGTGGAATCAGGTCAGTTGGGTTTGCCCAAGACGTGTCACCGTAGATGCAGGACGCGAAGCCCAGCAAAATAGAGCCGACGTAGAAACTGGGTTAAAGACTTTGTCGGATCACTACGCAGAACTGGGCATGGACTTCAGGGAAGAACTCGAACGCCGAGCACAAGATGCCAAAGCCATCATGGATGCAGCCAATACCTACGGAGTTCCCGTATCTATGCTCTGGAAACCAAGCGGTACTCAGATGATTGAGCAACAAAGCACTCCCGTTGACAGCCAACAGAAAGAGTGAATCTAGCAAATGCCCTATTACGTCATGATCCTTTGTTGATTGAACCTCGTATGCTCTGCTCGTTTGTGGAGCGGTGTGGTTCGTTTACCGATGCCCTCAAAGAACTCTTCGGTAGTCCCGAAGAAGCCCGCGTGGAAAATGGGATCGGGATTGTGCCCATCCATGGCGTGATCGGTCAGGGACTGCTTCCCATTGAGAAGTTGCTCGGAGCTACCGATATGCAGGATATTTCCGAGACCTTGGATAAATTCGCAAGTGATCCTTCGGTGCAACAAATACTACTCGATGTGGATTCACCTGGTGGCACCGTAACAGGCATTCCTGAGCTTGCTGAGCAGATTGCTAGCTTCCCCAAACCAACCACGGCATTTACCCAAAGTGAAGCCTGTTCGGCGGCATATTGGTTAGCGAGTCAGGCTGATAACTTTCTGTGCACACCCAGTGCAAACGTGGGTAGTGTGGGAGTCTACTTAGCTGTGATGGACGACTCCGCAGCCTTTGCCAATGCGGGCTTGTTTGTGGATCTGATCAAAGCGGGAACCTACAAAGCTGCAGGATTTCCTGGAACCAGTCTTACCGAAGAACAACGCTCCCTTTTGCAAACACGGGTGGATCAAATCCACGCAAACTTTAAGGAGGCCGTCCTAAGCAAGCGTAAGTATGTAGAGGCATCGTCTATGGAAGGACAAGTCTTCTACGGAACACAGGCAGCTCAGGCAAATCTGGTTACAGGCATAGTTCCATCTGCCAAGGCTCTCCTGCAGCGGTTGACACGCAGCTAGGGGAAATTGTCATGACCTTAGAAGAAAAACTCACCTCAGCCCAAACACGCATCAGCGAACTGGAAGCCCAGCAAGCTGACAACCAAACTGCGAACACCCAGTTGCAAGAACAGGTAGCTATCCTCCAAGAGCAACTAGCCCAAAAGGAAACTGCTACAGTACAACTTCAGACAGACCTGGACCAAATTCAGTCCAGCTTTGCCGCCGCGCAGCTAGAAGTAGAACAACTCAAAGCTGAAGCCAAGACGGTGGAGACCAAAGCAGCCGAAATCTGTGCCAGCGTCGGCGTTGAGCCTCAACCCGTAACACCAAAGGGAGATGCTGATCAAATCACTCAGGAGGATCTTCTGGATCAGCTCAAGGCACAGAAAACTCCCGAAGAGCAAACCAGTTTCTGGCGCAAAAACAAAGACCGCATCCTTAACCGCAAATAACTATGCCTAACACTTTAAACAACCTTCAGGACATCCGCATTGCACAGTCCTTTCTGGAGTCTTTCCGGGCAGCCCTTCAGCCCTTGAAAGCCTTCTCCACAGATTTCTCAGCCGAGTTCCTTGAGCGTGGCAAAACCGTGAACGTTCCCGTTATCGGTGAAAACCTTCCTAAAAGTTCCGACTTTGAGGGCAGCTACAGCAAGAATGCCGACCGCACAGTGAACTCAATTGCCGTATCGTGTGACCGCCACAAGGTGCGTTCCTTCCACCTGACCGATATTGAGTCCGCCGAGTCCAGCTTCATTCGTCTGGAGCGTCTGGCAAACTCCGAAGCCAAACAAATGGCTCAGGACGTTTTGCAGGACATCTTCTCAGTGGTGACGCAGGCCAACTACGGCGCTGCCGCCTTGGAGGAGACCGCAGCCAGTGACTTTGATGCCGATTCCGTATTGGGTGTTCGCGCAGCCTGTGCTCAGGCAAAGATGCCTACAACGGAACGCTCCTTGATTCTGGACGATGCCTATTACACGGCCCTCCTGGGAGACCAACGCGTAAGCCACAGCTATCTGACTCAGATGAGCCAGCCCGCTCTCATGGAAGCACGCATCCCGCGTATTTACGGGTTCGATATTTACGACACCATTGTGCTGCCCGAAAACGATGAAAAGCTCGTCGGATTTGCCGCTCACCCGGCAGGTCTAGCCGTAGCCATGCGCTATCTGGCACCGCTTCGCCCGGAAGCCTATCTGGAATCAGGCCCAATCACCGATCCCGAAACAGGTATCACCTTCGGTTACCGCCGTTTCTACGATACCGACAGCGGCAAGGAAATCGTCGCTTTTGAATGTCTTTATGGCTTCAAGCCAGCCATCAAAAACGGGATCAAGCGTATCGTAGGCGTTGATCCTGCAACCTCCTAACAACCACGCAGCCACAAGGCCGTCTCTTTACCGGGGCGGCCTTTTCTTTATATTGCTGGGACAACTTCTTTTTCCACGCACTCGGACTTGGTATATAAAGCCACGCGTAAATCATAGTCCGCCTGCAAGTTTACCCAATACTTGGCAGATGTGTTGAGGTAGCGACCAATTCGCATCGCATTTTCAGCACTGATAGACCTGCGGCCATTTACAATAGCACTCAACGTAGACAAAGGAATCCCCGTTCCTCTTGCTGTTTGCGAAAGAGTAAACTTCAAATCCTTAAGACCACGCAGGAGAATTTTTCCAGGGTGTGTAGGTGTGATGTGTTCGTTACTCATAGATGATCTCCAAATCTGACGTTGTTTGCATCTTCTCCATCCCACTCAAAGTAGACCCGATACCGCCGATCAACCCGAAGCTCATAGGTAGAGTCCATATTAACGACTTTTTTTAGGCCATTGGAGGGAGGAAAATATAAATCCGTAAGGGATTGAGCTGCATTAAGAATTTGCAGTAGTTCCAGTAGCCGGGTCTGCAATTCCAAGGGAATCACTTTGTGCTTTGCCCGAACCTGCTGGTAAACCTTTGCTGTTTCTTTACAGCCAAACCCCTGAATCATTCTACAAAATGTAGAGGATAGTTCAGAAACTGTCAATGCGACCTTTGACAATAACGCATCTGAATGCAAACAGATACCATCGAAGCCTTGACCGAACTCCTGCAAATTGAGGGACACGCATTCATATTTGGAGAGGATACCTTTGTAGGGCTACTCAATGAAGAATCATCCAAGGAGGAAGACTTTGATCTTTCCCGCGGGGATGATCTCACAATGACGATTACCACCCTATCCAGCTTGGCACCGAAACTCTCAGAAGGTGATACGTTCGCGGATGATGAAGGCTGGAACTACCGAATTCAAAGCATCTGTAGAAAGCCCGGAAATCCAATTTTGAAGTTTGAGTGTGTGGTTACGCTTCTGGGCTAAGTTGACAGCCATTCAGGCACATGACGCCTGATGAATTTAAACTAGAATGCGATGGTTTTCGGGAGCGATTCAACGAACGTATTGGCAACTTAGAAAAGCGACTGACTACAGTCGAAGTCACCCTATGGGGCCTTCATGGTGAAAACGGTCTGCGATCTGACATCAAAGAAATGAAACGAAAGGTGGACTCCCTACTGCGTTTCTTTTGGGTGGCATCGGCACTGCCTCCCATAACCTTCACTATTGTGGGAATCCTTAAATTTCTGGGAAAGCTATGAGCGAAGTTGTATCCACCAAAGAGCTCAAACGCTTCAACAAGGTGCTGGCAGATTACCTCACCTACAATAAACGCGAGCAAGGCCCACTCATTGAAAACAGAGCTAATAGGCTTCGTTGGAATATCTACCGCAGCTTCAAAGCCATTGCGCCCACTCCGCAACAACTGGAAGATGAAGCCGTTTCCAGAGGCTATCAGATTAAGCGTGGTCTTACCCCCAAAGGCAAACGCCGAACCTTCACCCAGGAACTAGCCGCGCGTAAGCGTTCTCTACGGTTCTTGTCGGTATCTTGGCTTTACCGGGGGTGGAAGAATACCCGCGACGGCCAGCAAACAAGTCTCCGTTCTGTATCCCGTTCCAAGAAGAACATCGGGCAGGTGGTTCTGAACACATCCAAGGGCAAATCCAACCCCAGCGTGCGTTTAGAAAGCTTTCTCAAAGGCGTCCGGGTACAAAACCAGCAACGCGGCATTGTGGAACGTAACCTGAAAGACGAAATGAACGACATGCGTAAATACATCCGCAGAAAGCAACTGGAGCGTTGGCGTAAGCTCGTACAGAAAAACTGATGAAACTCTCCGAAATCCTCCCCAATGTGATTCAGCTTATCGGTGAAATCGAAGCCCTCAAAGGGGTGTCACTGATTACCTCACAGCAGAAGGATCACAATACGCAGTTGCAGCACTACATTTCAGATCATGGACTGGTTTTGGTGCTTACGATGACTCAGGGCAGGCTCAAGAAAGAGAGCACTTCCCTCGTGCATTTAGAAAACACCGTCACCATTTCCGTGGTGGAAAACGTAGGGCATAATAAGAGCAAACTAAGTGCTCTGGAGACCGTAGAAACGCTTCTGGAGCACCTGCACAAGGTCAGCAGCGACAAAGCTCGCTCATGGCTGCAAGTTGACAAAGAAGCCTATGAAACAGGCCCCATCGAAGGCGGCCTAAATGTCTTTTTCATAAATCTTACGGCAACCAGCATAAACGGATGAATACAGCTTCCATTGTAGTGGGTAACCACGCGTTTTTATTCCCTGAAGGACAACCATTCACCTCTCCCGAAGCAGGCACCTGTGGCCGCTTGGCGAAACCGGATGCCGCCGATACGGGCTGGGTGGATCCCGGCATCGTGGAGAGCTTGAAGGTTCAAAAGTCTGCCGATAAACGGGAAATCTTTGCTCCGACTCCGGGCCAAAAACGCCTTTATGACATCATTGAAGTAAACCGCGATTTGAAGTTCACCATTTCACTCTCGCAGGCCAGCCCCTTGATGTTTGAGCATCTCTTTGGCACCCTTCCGCTCGACAGCAAGAGTGCTCAGTATAACCCGTTGGAGGGTGCTACGAAAAAGGGTTGGCTCAAGGTTCAGCAGTATGACCACACCGACTCTTTGGTCAATACGGTGGATGTGTTCTGCCATATGGAGATCGATGGCGAGGTGGATTTTTCGGACGAAACGGTGAGTTACGACCTTACCTGCCGCGTGCTTCACTCTGCCTACAATACGGGAACCCTTATCGCCAGTGATTAATGAACGAAGCTCCCCTTTTATTTACCAATGAGGCCCCTGTGAGCCGAAACTTGCAGGAGCAGCTAAGTGACGACCCGCCTGAGAGTATTCCTCTCACTGCCGATAAATTTACCGAGCAATCCCCACAGAACATTCCTCCCAAACGCAGCTAGGCATGTTTCTAACTGATTCCAACACTAATGAGCTCCCCCAGATAATTCTTCTGCCGGGAGCTCAGCCGTATAAGACGCCCGAGGTGACTCCTCAGTTGGACGAACCTTTTGTGAGCGTGTATCCGGATTCCATCGAACTGCCAAACCTGTGGGACAAAAGCATCCCTGATTTGATACCGCCTGACCTGGGCAATGATGATCTCGGCGAAAAGGTAGACTGGAACGAGGATGAGGTGAATCCGGCACACTTTCTGGCAAAGCCTTTTATTAGTTGGCAGATGAACGTCTCCTCCAAGACCACAGCCCAAAGCACGGGTGCAACAGATGCCATGGGTATCGGTTACTCGATGTCGGTTCAGGAACGCATAACCCTCATTGAAATGGAGCCCGTAACCGTGGCTGCTCAAATCGGCTACCAGATGGATGTATCTGAAGAAACGACGGCCAAGATAACGCAAGTAGCCCCCGAACGAGTTGACATAGGCTTCGAGTTAACCGTCAGCGAATCCACCTAATTTCCAAACAAGCAAATGAACGTAAACGTAGGCATCAGCGGCATCTATGAACTCTCGCTTCGCAGCAGAGCCAGTGGAGCCATTTTCCCTCTGCTGAAAAAGAAGAACCTCATCACCAATGTGGGCATGAATGCTCCGGCAAGGTACGCCTGGGTAAAGCTCACCGAGGTGTGCGTTGTTGGTGATGGCTCGGCAGCCGCTCAGGTGACCAACCGAAAGCTCAATCACTATGTGGCGAGATCCACTACCTATGCCGTATCTGCCAACGGGCTTTCTTTCCCGAATCAGGACGATGGAGACTACTCGGTGCGTGATTACTCCCGAACCTATCTGGCGTATTCCAATACGGGCACAAGCTCCGTAAGCATTTCGGAATTAGGAGTCACCTGGGATGATAGCGACAATCCTGATCTCTTCAGCCATGTGGTGCTCAACGACCCCGTGAGCGTACCAACTGGAATGGACTTACTGGTAAAATATACACTTCGGCTCACCAGCGATATAGAAACCTTCAAAAAGTGGAAGACTACTACACTGAACATTGGCAGCCAAAGCATCCCGGGCAGAATCGGGATGTTCGTTAAGAATACTGACGATGCTTATTATGGCATGTGCTATACGACCGCTGACGGCAAATCAGCCTATTTAGACACGTCCTCTGATAATGCAGGACGAGCACGCAGTTACCACGGCCTCTTGGAACCCTCTGTAGTTACCTTCGACAGCCTTTTTGCAGCTATAGATGAACAAGCAAGCAATAATACCAGCTCCGAAGACATTCATAATCTCATACCAGGGGTAAGAGACCCTTACATAGAAAATAGCTACGAAGTGACCCGCAAATTTGTTTATCCTGCTACGCTGCTTACCTCACGTTCCGATCTTTGCAGTATTGCTGTTGGAATGGGAAGCACCTCATGGGGATATCTATTTAATATGTCGAATTACCCTGCGCACCAAATCCGCTTTTTAGCAGATGCACCTTTCACCAAACCGGCCAGCGCTGAGTGGACTGTTACCATGAAGCTGAACTGGGCCAGAGCCACCAACTAACCTATGGACAAAGCAACAATGATCGCCTTTGGAGGCAAAGAACTCAGCGTATTTCATGAAGATGGAACGCAGGAAACTGTGAAGGTGAAACTGCTCAAGATCACCGAAATCCAGGAATATTTTAACCGCGCGGAGGATGAAACCGCTCTTGCTTCCTACATCTGTGGTAAGGATGAGCCATGGGCCAGAACCCTCACCCTGGAATCCACAATGGACATCTGCGAGGCCGCCCATGAACTAAATTTTCAGAATGCTCGCCGATGGGCACAAAGGCGGGCGCAGCAAAACGAGGCGCTGCTTCCGCTGGCCGAAAGCGGCAAGAGGATACAACAAGCATTGGGCAACTCTGCTTTGAATGCGCCTGCATCCTCTCTGAAACGCCATCCAAGATTGCCCGAAGTATGAGTCTGCCCGAGGTAGTGCTCCTTCTGGAAACCGAGAATAAACGTTCACTGAACCGTCTTTTGCTCCAGGCCGATAGTCAGATGCTCGCCACGTCTGCCCCCTGGAGCAAAAAGGCCATCAGGCTTTGGGGAAAATGGAAAAAGGAGGTTAGGAAGATGGGTCATCTAGAAATGATACATTAGGAATATAGTATTGTATTATATCCTTATCTGATTGCTTAAATGAATCTCTAAACTGAGGAGGCAAAAATTGATGGAGAATCAGGTCGTCATCACCAAAATCTTTGAAAACAGAGCTTTTATAAACATTATTCTTCCACACTAATGCTTCCAATTGCGAAACGGGCTTTCCACTTTTTAACATATTTTCGATATAGCCTGAATTAATGGGGTAAGCTAAATTTGGTGATTCGATGCATTCTGTAATTTTTTTAAGGTGGTTATTTAAAAGACTAATATTACCATCACATGAATACTTCCTTAGCCTAAGAAACTGACAATATGGTCGTATTTGTCTAATTGACTCATCAAATAAAGAGAAAAATTCTTGTCGAAGATATAACGGTTTAGACAAATATCGATTAAACCCTAACTCATTTATACGACTGATATAATTCAAAACCTCTTCCGATAAATGGATCGAAAATAACGTATTATTCACTTTATTAAAATGGTCTATTATTTCGCAAAGAGTATGTCCAAGATATTTAGTTTTTTTCCCTTTTTCATTTATGAACAAAGACTTCCCATTAAATAAAAAAAGAGACTTCAAATAAAGCTCAATTGTCTGATGAGATAACACAACATGTTGTAAATACAGTCCGCTTTTAAAACACAACCGTGCTGATATATAATTTGTATCTGCTATATCTCTAAACATCACAGCAAATCGTTGAACACATAAAAATTCTTTATGCTCTGACGATCGAAGCTCTTTAAGAGACTCTTCCATAGGAGTCCCTAATGTTACCCATATATTTGATTCTCTATTGTAACCTTTTACCATCTATCCATTTAATAGCAAAAGAGAGAAGAAACTCAAATTATTATAGTTCATTCGTTGACACCCCTTTCTGCCTAAATGGCAGATGCAAGGGTCAGTGTATTAATTGATTTAAAGTCAAAGCTTCAGGGGCTCGAGAAAGCCCAGGTAGGCTTTAAGAGTCTCATCAAGCTGGCACTTGGGTTCACAGCCACCTACCTCAGTTTGCGCTCCACGATTAACGGAGCAAAAGACATCATTTCACTGGGGGCTGAGCTTGACCACCTAAAGTCCCGCACAGGTGAAAGCGCATCGAGCATCCTGACCTTTAGGCAAGCACTGGAAGATGCAGGCATCGAGGCCAAAAGCGGCGAGCAGGCCCTTGATAGGTTGACCCGCCGTGTGCGTTTGGCAATTGGTCAGAACAACAGCTACGCCAAAGCCCTCAAAGAGCTAAACCTGGATCCACAGGTGATCAACAATATGGGCAAATTGGAGCGTTTCCAAACCGTAGCCGAAGCCCTGCGTAACACCAGTGATGAAAGCCTGAAAACACAGGCCGCCATGGAACTACTGGACACCTCTGCTGGTCAGCTTTTCGCCCTCATAGACAATCCAGATGCTTTCGGGGATGCAGCGACCTCTATCGGGCACCTTGGCGAAATCATGGATCGAAACAGCGTTTCCTTTGAACGTATGGATACGCTCATGGGGCATTTTAAGAACAAGGCACGTCAGATCTTCGCTGGGATTGGCGACATCATTGCCGACGACCTGTTAGGGCCACTGGAAAGCCTCAACCAAATGGATTTCAGCTCCATTGGGCAGAAGATTGGCGGCTTCCTCCAAGTAGGCATCAACTCTTTTAAGGACGGCACCTTTTCTGACTTTATCGGCCTGAGTATCGAGGCAGGTTTTGAGCAAGGTATGTCTGCTGCGCGTAAACTCTGGGACAGTCTCTTTCAAAGCGATGGCGATCTCTGGAAAAGCGCAGTTAACGGTGTCCTGACACTTGGCACCAAGATTGACGAAGTGCTCCTAAATGCCTTTCAAAATCCAATTGCCTATCTATCGGCTGGTATGCGTTGGGCGGCCTCTCAGATGCGCTACGGTTTCGAGGTCGCCATCAATGCCATCAGCTCAGGCTTTGGTTCCATTATCAACTTTGTCGCAAGCGGCTTCGAATCACTCCTGAACAAAATCATCACTCAGGTAAATGCGATCACTGAAGCCCTACCCTTTACGGATGGTACCCATTTCAGTGCGTTGAGCCTGGGACGTGTCTCCTGGGGCAATGGTGATGTAGAAGATCCTGCCCAATATGGAGACCTCCTCAACCAGCAAAAGTCAGGCATCTCGGCGATTTCAGAGGCGGTAAAAGGCCGCCTAAATAAGTCGCTGGAAACCACCCGTGATCTGCTCGGTATCGGTAGCGATGAAACCAAGGATCAAGAAACAGCTACCCAGCGGCTAAACAATCTGATTCAGGAGCAAATTGACCTGCGTGAACAAGCTGCGGACGCCTCGGACGCACGACCTAAACCCCTTGCAGGAGGAAATACGCAGACCGAGGGCAGCTTCCCGCAGGAACAAACCTTTGCACAAACCAGTAACGACCAATACCAGAAATATAGCAGCGGCATTGGCGACTTCGGTGTAGGCACTATTGCCGCCGCCAAAGCAGCCCTGCAGGATTACGTGGTGCAAGCGGGCACCGGGGCTCAGCAGATCCACGAACAGCTAGACAGCATTGCTGACGGTTTGCAGGATTCCATCGGTTCTTCCATCACGGGGCTGCTCAATCAAACCATGTCTTGGGGCAATGCCCTGCAAAACGTCGGCTCGGGCATCATCAATAGCGTGATTGGGAGCTTTTCCGATATGGCGGCGGCGTGGATCACCAAACAGGTCATGATGTTTGCCTTGGGCCAAAAGCTCAAAGCAGCCGATAGCGCTACCACCGCAGCAAAGGGTGCCGCAGACGCAGCGGCTATGGCCCCGGCGGCAGCAACGGCCTCCATCGCCTCTTTCGGAACTGCCGCAGCAATCGGTCTGGCTGCGGTAGTGGCTGCCATGGCCATGTTTGGCGGGTTCTCCGGCGGTGGATACACGGGGCCGGGAGGTGTCCTCAAGCCTGCGGGCATTGTGCATGCGGGTGAAGACGTGTTTAGCCAGGCCAACATCGCCCTATGGGGATCTGGACGCGAGGGTTTACGCACCGTGGAAATGCTCCGTGCTCACGGCCCCAGGGCTCTGCCTACCCTTTACAACAAATACACGCCAGAAAGCGCCGCCTCCAATTTGAGGGTTCGCTACCCGGGCTACTCAGGTGGCGGGGTTGTCGGCAGCAACATGGATCTGTCAGGCATTCAAAACGAGGTAGCCCAAAGTTTCTCTCAACCCGCTGAAAAACAACAACGCCAAGTAGAGGCATTCCTATTTCACGATAAACGCAGCCGCGACGAGATTCTGGCCAGCCCCGAACTCGAAGATGCTGTGCTTCGCATCATTGAACTAAACGCATGAGCTTACATCCCATTACCATCAACCAGGAAGAACGCTATTTGCTACTGGGCAAACCGGATTGGAGCAAAGGCATCTCCATTACGCATAATCTAAATAGCGAAATCGAAGAAGGCTTAACGGGAGTTGAAGCCCGAACGGTTTTGCACGAAGCGTTCCGCTTGGAAATGCAGTTTAGCCTCATCATCGAGGATGAAGATGCCGCTAGTTTTCGGGACAAGCTGAAGACACTTAAAAGTAAGCGTGTAGCGGTTCCTCTGTGGCCTGATTTGTTGCCTAGCGGAAGCTCCCGTATCTACGCTTCCAACTACATGCTTGGTTGGGATTTTGAGAGCGATGATTTTGCGATCAACGCGGATGCAAATCATCCCTATAAGGCTCCTCTACTCTTTGGGTATTTTAAGGATGACCCAGAAATAGAAGTCATCGGAATGCAGCAGATCCGGATGAACTTGAAGGTAGAAGAAGATAGCCCCTTTGCTCAGCGTATCCGCATTCAGGCAGCAGATATTTCACAGAATTGGCCGCAATCGCTTTGGCCAGATTGGTCATCCAATCAAAGCTCGCTGCAATCCCATGTTGAACGCAAACAGGTAGGTCAGGTTCGCGTAAAGCATGTGGATGGTTCCGAGTCCATGAGCCGCCTGACGCAACAAGCTCAGTTTATTTTGGAAGGCCCGGGCGATGTGCGAAAGTTGCTGGGCTTTTATCTCTCCAAACATGGCAGACGTGATCCGTTCTTTCTTCCCTACTTTATTCAGGGCGAGAAACAAATCATTCGTCATGGAGCGTTTCGCTTTGCCAAGAATGGAATCAAGATCACCTACGAGGCTCCCGGGCATGCTACAGCCACGATTTCTTTCATTGAAGCTCCGAGCATTGAGGAACATCAGCAGTCACTCCCCAGCAAAGCCTACCTGTATGAATTCATCTACCAGGTGCCCACGCCGATCAGTTACTACTACACCAGTTACGAGAAGAATCTGATCTATGCGGGAAAGCTCTTTGAGTCCCAAAAGATCGAGCATTCCAACCGCAAACAAAGCACCAATCCCGCGAAAGATGAAATCACCATCACTTGCGGTGAATTTCGAGACTCGTTGGGCAGACGCAACCCTTTGTGGAAGCGTGTAGGTTTTGGTTTGGAGCGCAGACTCCAATTGACCATTTACGAATGTGATCCCAGTGATCCTGAAACAACAGCGACCGTGTTCTGGAATGGTAGTTGCGGAGAAGTAACCCCGGAAGGCCGTCTCTTTAAGGCCAAGAGTGTCCCGTTTGTGGGAAGGCTTAGTTCCATGGTTCCAGCGACCGTGATGAAGACCACTTGTAACAATTTCTTTTGCGATAAACTCTGCGATCCTAGCGGAACTCTCAGAAATGCTATGGAACACCAAGCCGTTGTCTCAAGCACCGATGAAAGCCAAGTCACTTTGCAGGGAGTTACCGCTCCCAGTGGTTTCTTTGCGGGTGGTTGGATAGAAATCGGAGATGGAGATCGCCATGAATTTAGAGCCATCCTCAACAACTCCTACAGCGGTGGCACCCAGGTGATTTCGGTGCAACGTCCTTTACGGTATGACCACGCCAATGAGGCCGCCACCCTTCTTCCCGACTGCGACGGTATGCCCTCCAGATGCAAAGCCTACGGCAACTTCTCAAACTTCCGTGGTTTCCCACTTATCCCACAAGATAATCCGTCACTACCGGAGGTCACGGTGAATACCGATTATGGTAAGAAATAATTGACCCGAGTTTCAATAAAGCTCATTCATTAACATGTTATGTGTAATATATATCTAGTAAGAAGTCCCATTGAATTAGTTGAAAAATCACGAATAGGTATTGGTTGGACTGAAACAAACTTCGCTGAATGTTCTGATGCTGAAAAAGCTATAGATGAAATTAATAAACACGAAGGAGTAGGAAGAAGCTCCAACCAAATCAGGCGTTATTATGATATAAAAGATGGTGATATTATAATTTGTCCTTTTCCGTATACTGTTGTGATAGGAAAAGCTAAAGGACCTATATTCTATGACGAACAGTCAATATTGCTTGGAAGGCCTAACCAAAGAAATGTTGAATTCTACACTGACTCAGAAGGTAAACTTAAATTTTTTCTAAGGAATGAGTTTAAAGAAGCTCTACAAAGGAGATTAAAAACTCAATGGACAATAAGCGATTTGCAAAGTTTCAGTGAGGACATTTTAAAAACAATCGAATCATTTGAACAAAAAGGCGACTACACATGGGCGGACTCAGCCAAAGAAAAGATACTCAAAAAGAATGAAGAAACAAAAGAACTACTTCTTAGGAATATTCAAAAAGGAGATGTAAATATTCAGACAAGTGGTTTTGGATTAGAACAACTAATTTGCGAACTACTTAGGACTGATGGCTATACAGCAAAAATACTATCTAAGCGGACCTTTTCAGGTGAGGCAGATGCTGATATTTTAGCATCTAAAAGTGATCGCTTAACAGACATAGACCTGTTGCTACAAATAAAACATCATGATGGATTTACCAACTCTCATGGGCTGGACCAACTTGTTGCGATAAGAGAACAAGCAGAGAAAAAACACTCTGGTTACTCCCTTGTATTGGTAACATCTGCAAGCCTATCCGATGACCTACAAAGCAAGGCTCAGGAGAAAGGAATTACTGTAATTGATGGAGAAGAACTAGTAGACTGGATATTTGAAAAGTTAGACAGTCTAAGCGAAGAAACGAAGTTGAAACTAGGGATCTTTCAGGCACCTCAATTAATATAACTCTTAGTTGACACAGAAAAAGGGGCATGAAGCCCTTTTTTTGTGTACCAATTCGTCAAGAACGCTTATGGGAAGCTGCCCAAAGCTGGGAATATACACCTTTTCGCGTTCATAACCGGGCAAAAGGTAAACGTGGCGGTGTTGACTGCGGGAACTTGATTCAGGAGCTTTTACTTGAGAGTGGCTTCATCCAGAGACGCGTTCCCCTACCCACTCCGCCAATTGATTACGGTCAGCACAATACAGCCAGTCTAATTTGCCAGTTTATCGAGAGTATTTCCGAAACAGATGGTCTCTTTGCTATCGTCGAAGATAAACCACAACCAGGTGACATTCTCGGTATACGTGTGGGCCAGTGTGTGCACCACATCGTCATGGCCTTGCCGGATAATCAATTCATTCAGGCAACCAAGAAACATGGAGTCACGATTCAACCCATTGAAGAGATTTCGGACCGCGTAGTTATCACTTACCGCCCTTTAGACCATGACGCGTGATTTACCCTCTTCACCCGAAACTGCCGCCACTGAGCCTCGCCTTTGGGGCATCGATGGCACCCGCACTTCCACCAACGAAAAAGGCATTGTTTTACCCTATATCGCGGGGCATCGCAAACTGGCCTTAAAGTGGATTTCACCTGCATACGACTACTGGACCAAGAACATCAAAGAAAAGGTCGGCAAAAAGTCGAAAACGGTCGCTAAGGATGTCTTTTGCACCATTGCAGGAGCGATTTGCCATGGGCCGATAGACCGAATCAACAAGATCTACTACAGCGGTGATGTAATCTGGCAAACGGGTTACACTTTTCGCGATGGGCAGACCTCCCAAACGATCCGCACGGATATGGGAAACTTCATCGTGCATCGTGGCACGCAGACGCAGCCATATGACAGCTACTTGCAAAGCAAACTCCAGGGTTGGAACTCAGGGGCTACAAGCCAATGGAATCAGAGTTATGGAAGTATGCAGAATTACATCAAGGCTCGGCTTGGACACAGCCCGACTGTCACCAACTACAGCCACGGGCGTTACCCAGGCGTTGCTTACGTGATTTGTGATGACCTTAGTTGTGGGCGTAACTCCAGTTCTGTTCCAAATATCGAGGTCTCCGTCAGTCGTAGCGTTCAGGTGCCCACTTGGCTAAATGTAGACACCTCTCTTGCGAGCAATGGGTGTAACCCCATCGCTATTTTAGCGGAACTTCTCACCCGTCCGGAGCTTGGCGTAGAATTGCAAGAGGAAGACATCAATGTGGCTGCGTGGAAAGAGCTAGCTGCAGCATTCCAGTCCAACAAGTCACGCTACTACCTGTGTGCTCTGATGGACGCACAGCAGACAGCCGATAAAGCCATTGAAGCGATTCTTCAACATGTCGATGGGTTCCAAGCAAATCGAAATGGGAAACTCTCTCTAGGTTACTTTCCTAAAGATGGGACTACGCCATACGTTTCGACACTGTCCATCCATGAAATGACGGAGGCTCCCAAGATGACGCTTCCTGATTGGGCCAAAACGAGTAACCGCGTGGTCGTAAAGTATCCCGATAGTAGCAGCAACTTTGAGAACGAAAGCGTGGATGCCAAGAGCAGTTATAATCGCAAGATACAGGGACGCATTGTTACCAAATCGCTGGAAGCAAAATTCATCGTAAATGCCAGGCAGGCTCTTAAATATGCCAGAGAACAGGTGGAGATGGAATCGCTCCCGGAAGATACTGGCCGCATCAGCGTATTATCTCACGAGGCGATCAATCAGGATGGCACCAGAATGCAGCCGGGTGATCGTTTCCGCATCTTGTATGCGCCATGGGAGTTAAACATGATTTGCCGAATTACGGAGGTTACGCAGAAGAGTCTTGGTGCGGTTCAGATTAGTTTTGTTAGGGAGCGTGGACTATTTGCTCAACCTTACGAGGCACTCACTGAACCAACCTACGAAGCAGAGGTATCCGCAATTCCTTCGATTACTCATGCACGCGTCTTTGAACTGCCCCAAGAACTTGCCGAAAGCAGTGGCACATGGATTGGTGTTTTAGCTGAACAACCCGCAGGTGATGTAGCCGGGTATGCCTTGTGGTATTCATCCAACCCGGGTGACGATCAGGCTCGCAGTTTTGACTCCCTTAGTTCCTCAGCTTATTGGGCTGGCTATGGTCAAATAGCTGAAGACATAGATGAAAATGCCACAACAATTCGTATCTACTGCGATCAAGCGTTGGATGATTTCGATGCGGTAAGTAGTCAGGGGCAACTCGACGATACGCTTTTACTCTTAATAGATGATGAAATCCTCAGTGTAGGACAATGGAGCGCAGATCCAGATAACGAGGGCTACTATGAGTTCTCCGTTTTACGTGCCCGCAAAGGATCGAAGAAAGCATCCCACACATCCGGAACGAGCGCTTTTCTGTTCTACAGAGAGCAACTCCTTAAAGTAACTCATGGCAGTTTCTTTTCTGATGATGCTCCACAATTCAAATTACAGTCAATCGGGGTTAAAGGAGCACAAGAACTCAGCGACGCACTTTTAATCAGTGACTTTAGTTTTGCAGCCAAACAGGAAGCTACATCGGCATGGATCAGTGCATCTGATCTTAACTTCACAACCAGCTATGATGCAAGCGGCATCGCCTCGACAACACCTTCAGTAATTACGCTTACTTGCCTAACTCAAGGACTGAGCAATCCTACATATACCTGGCAAAAGTATGAATCTGGTTCTTGGAATACTCTTGAAGAAACCACCAATGAATTGTCAATAAATCCCGGCAATGAAAGTCGCTACCGCTGCATTGCAAAAGACACTGAACACACTCTCGAAACCACTGCCGTAGACATTAACCGCATCACAGAAACGCCTAGCGATACGGCTCCCCTCTCCTGCGGTGGTTTGTATGTAGGTGGTCAGCAAGTTGTCGGTGCAAGGCTTCCAGGGATTTCACTAAATCTGGATGTAACGATCAACGGCGTAGATGGCACCGATAGCAACGCTGCCAGCCAAGTAGATGTCCAAACTGCCATAGATCAAATCCACACTACTTTATCTGAGATTATAGACCGCCTTGGTTCCATCAATGGACATGGTCTTATCGAGTAGTCTTTTGACACCCGGAAGATCACATGAAGCTAATTTGTGTGATCTTTCTTTTTACCCTGCTCTCTGGTTGTAGCACGACTCCTAAAATGGAAGTTATCCAGCCTCAAATTTCCACAGAGAAACAGTCGAAACTACGTTGGGTTACCCGTGGGAACATTACCTACCTGGAAATCATCAAGGAGGACTAACCATGGGCACCTTTGAACTCATAAACGCAATCTCCAGTCTCGTTCTGGGTGGAATCATGACCGTATGGTCGCAATCCATTAAAGATAGATCTGAACGCGAAAAACTAGCTCTACAAGTTGCCTTAGAACATCACCAGGCAACCGAAGCCTCCCAAATCAAAGCTCGTGAATTCCAAAGTAGTTCTGGCTTCCACATGACCAGACGTGCCATTGCGTTGATCGTAGTAATAGCCGTTGTTCTTCTACCAATCCTCCTGCCAGCGATCTACTCTGACATTACCATTGTCATCGGCTACTACGATACTACTAAAAGCATCTGGCCTTGGGTCAATACCTACGAATCCATCCATTGGATCGCCGCAGGTTCCGGCACGCGTCCAATAGTCATTAGCCCTGTGATGAACAACATCCTCATCACCATCATAGGAATGTTCTTCGGCAATCAGATGGTGAAGAGGTGA